GAATTAGGTCTTGTTTTGTTGTCATTTTATTTCTCTTGTATGTAGGGCTGGGAGATGTATTTAGCTATTATTTCTCAATCCATCCAGTAACAATATACTTCTCACCACTCAGCGGTTGGTTGCCCCTGTGAGCGTGGGTGAAGTAGGCTGGCCAAATTAATAATTGACCTGCAATTGGTTTAAACCTCACCCTCTGGTAAAGGAACTCTGTTTCCCCACCCTCATCAACAGTATTCAGATAGAGCGAAAAGGCTAGCAAACGTCTGTGGGCTCTGCCACCTGTACCATGCTCGTGGTGCCAAACATGATAACCTTGACCAGGAATTGTTTTCTGAACCTTTGAATCTTGTATAGAAAGTTTCTTTTCTGCATCAGGAAATCCAGCTAGACCCGGATAGGCTCTACAGTATTCCTTCAGAGCCTGCTCCATTAATACCTTGCTGAATTCATTTGAGTGCATATACACTTCAGCAAGTTCGGGATGCTTATCTAACATGAACTGGGTAATGTGTGTACCATTAGCAGTTGTGGATAAGTCATCCTTATTGAATGGCGAAACATTCTCACTTGATTGTCTATTGACAACCATACCAGCCTTCTCAGCATTCTTAAAGAAGCGAATGTAATCATCACATTGCTTCTGTGTATAAGCATCATTGAAGACACCAATAAAGTCGTTTCTTATTTCAGATTTCATATCAGCCTTCACAGGCTAGGCATTCATTGCCTTCTGTTAGAGCCTTGATATCAATCTCCTGAATGATCTCTCGCTCAATCTTCCTGGCAACCTTATCAGCCTTGCCAATCTTTTCAGAACGACAATAGTAAAGAGTCTTTAGTTCGTGCTTCCATGCCATAAAGTGTACAGCATGAAGGTACTTGATATTAACATTTGGTCTAAAGAATAAATTAACTGACTGACCCTGATCAATGAATTGCTGGCGGTCAGCTGCATGCTCAATAATCCAACGCTGGTCAATTTCCATTGAGGTTTTAAATACATCTCTCTCATACTCCTCGAGGATATCTAAATGTTGAACGGAACCATCATTAGCAATAATTGAAGACCAGATATCTGCAAGGTCTTCTTCCTTAACCTTCGTCTTTAGTAAATTATTCAGATACTTATTCTTATAGAAGTATGCACCTGATAGGGTGTCCTGTCTAAATCCATTGGCTCTATAGGGCTCAATTGAAGGGCTGGTATTACCCATAATGATACTACTAGAAGCATTAGGAGCAACAGCCATAAGGTGACTAAAGCGTAGACCTGTGCCCGCGGCATCTGGTGCCTCTCCTCTTTCCTTTCCAAGCTGCTTGTTGGCTTCATTCAACTTCTCTCTAATATTTTTGAACATTCTCATGTTAGCTGACTTAGCCATTGCAGACTCAAATGCTAACATATTCTTTTGGAGATAGGCATGGAAGCCTAGCGCACCAACGCCAATAGATCTTTCACGAGTGGCAGAATATACAGCACGATGAACTGGCTTAGGTGCATTGTCGATGAAGTGTTGAAGGACATTATCCAACATCTCAGCAACATCACGTAGGAACCTCTTGTCATCCTTCCACTCATCGTAGTACTCTAGGTTAACAGAAGATAGACAGCAAACAGCAGTCCTCTTCTTATCTGTTGGTAGAATAATCTCAGAGCAAAGGTTAGATTGCTTGACCGACAAGCCCTTATCCTTTAGCCACTGCGGTAGATACTTATTAGATGTATCAACGAAGTGAAGGTATGGTTCACCAGTCATCATTCTTAGTTCGAGAATCTTCTGCCAAAGTTCTCTTGCCGAAACCTTCTCCTTTACTTCACCAGATGCTGGGTCAACAAGTTCCCATGTGTCATCAGCCTTAGGGTCTGTCATACACTTTTCAACAAGCTGCATAAACTTATCAGGAACATTGATACCATGATGAAGATTCATGCAACGAATATTCTGATCACCAGTTGGCTTTCTCATCTCTAAGAATGAAATGATGTCTGGATGGCTAATATCTAGATAGGCAGCATATGAGCCTCGGCGAGTTCTACCTTGACGATAAGCCAAGCAAGAAGCATCATAGATCTTTAGGTGGGGCATAATGCCAGTAGATTTCTCATCCGATGATCTAATACCTAGACCAATACCAACACCGCCACCAAGCATGGATAGCCAATTAGTTTCTGAAAGAGTGTCTACTAGACCTTGGGAAGAATCATCCATATAGTTGAGAAAACAAGAGATAGGCAATCCCTTAGTTGTTCTGCCATAAGAAAGAATAGGTGTAGAGTAAGAAAGCCAATGCTTAGAGGAGTAATCATATAGCCTCTGGGCATGCTTCTCATCTGTACCAAATGCTTTAGATACAAAAGCAAAACGGTGCTGGGGAGATGTCTCATCATCACGCATATAAGAATCTTTCATTCTCTTCATGCCGTGATCATCAAACAACACGTCTCGCGATAGGTCAATATTGATATCTAGATATTTCATTTCAGGCCTCGGGTGATTGTAGTTTAATAATAGAGCATTGTTTACCATCATCTGATATAACCCATGCTAAATTGTCACCCTCTTTCCAACCAACACTTTCCATAAGGTCTGGTGGAAACAAAATAACTAGTTCACCCGTTTCTTCATCTTCGACTACTTTTGTAGTCCATACTTTTGGTTCACTCATTGTACTTTCTTCCATTTTTGTAATTCTAATAAGGCTTCCATGCCCTTTTTGGCATTTCGGTATACTATACCAGAAATCTCTTCTTGGCTCAACCCATTTAACACCATATCATTAACATCTTTATGTTGAATGGTACCTGGCCAAAAAGTTACTCTGTATCCTTTATCTATCATCTTTTTCATACGCTTGACAGTATCCACATTACGTGGTTCATTATCAAAGCAGAAAATAAGTTTGCTATCCAATCCTAACTTCTCAACATCTCCATTGTCACCGCCAGCCATAGCAATAGCATTGGGCAAGAAGAGCGAATCAATAGGACCTTCTACAACAATTACATCTTGGTTGATATCAAGAGTATCTAGTCCAAATACTCTTGGCTTACTTTCATCCAAAACGATAGTTATGTATCTAATCTTATCATTGTTCAATGCTCTACCCTGATATCCAAATATTGTACCTTCTCGGTCAATTAATGGTATCAAAAGTCTACCACTATCATGGTCAGTGTTCTCAAACTTACCAGGAATTAACTTATTGGTAAACTCTTTGAACTTAGGACAGTAGTAAAGCATATAGTGCTTATTGGAAGGGATCTGTCTACTAACCACATACTTCTTGGCGATGTGATCTGGTTGTAGCTGGGAGACCTTCTTTAGCTCTTTCAATGGCTCAAACTTCTCGAATCTCCTCTTAGCAAACTTAGACATATCCGGCTGGAACACATTCGCAGAAACAGTAGAGGTAACGGTTTGCGTTGCCCTCTCCTTATATTTCTCGAGAACATATTCCTTATGTAATACTGGGTCGACAAATTTAAGAGCACTGTCGAAGCTCGTAGACGTACCACAGTTATGGCAATGATATACCACATACCCCTTAGTATTCTCTAAGAGATAACCTCTGGTCTTATATTTATTGTTCTTAGAGTCGCCGCAGTACACACAGCGGAAGTTAGCCTGGAACGGCTTCTGCTTTTTTACTTTATACCGGGGGAACTTGCTCGAGGCAAGGTTAGCGTACTTAATATCAATCCAAAGCATCTTATAACCCTAATCAGAATGGCGACACGCTGATTATACAGAGAGGGTGCTAAAAGGTCAACTATTTCCTTTTGCTATGCATATTGATGAACCAATGTGCAAGCTGTTTTTTCCTTGGAGATGCTGTACTAGATGATCTAACTTTCTTTAGTTGAGCAATTGATTTACCCTTCAAACCATGGCGAGCCATATCACCCTTATCTTGAGGGTTCCTGCCGTCCATGAAGTTTTCAAGGAATTGCTTGAATCTCATACAACTATATGAATCCGGTCTTTTGCCTTTTCCCAAGCCTCAAGTTGTCTTTGTATTTCTTGTGGACTAGTTGAAAGTAAACTACTATCAGGCGTAGGTAGCAGTCTTGAATTATTCGAGATCAAGCTTACAGAAGTTAGGGCAACATCTTGCCTAACTAATGGCATATCATTACGGATGTTACTAACAGATTCAACCACGTATTTACTCCTTAGACGTACTGCAGGAGTTCTATTAACTTGACCTGGTATAAACATTAATAACTATCGACCCAAGAAACTTTTTGTAAATGTTGATACTACCCAGGCAACTAGGCCTGCTGCACCAACAACAATCCAACGCCATTTATTCAAGTCGTCAATCTTTTGTCTCTCGAGGTTATGCTGTTTTGCCATATCCTCTCTGAGAGCCTTAATCTCTTGCATGATGTTGGCTTGGAGTGTGACCATCATCTCATTAATTTCTTTTCTGTCTTCTAGCTGACGCTCATCTAACTTATCTAGAGTTCTATCAAACTTTTCATAGATGACAGAGAAGAAACTAACTTTCTCTTTCATGGCTGCTACATCAGCTTCCATTTTGGATAGTCTTGACTCAAAGTCAATCATGTCGCTCTCCTACAATACCGTAGGATTATTTATTATACTTGCTTTTTTCCATGATAATAGCAAGCTCACGATCTGACATTCTGCTATAGATGCTTGGCTCTTCATACTTCTTTTCAACAATGCCATACATGTGTTTTAGCATATGAGCGCGAGTGGCATTATCACCTAACCGTTCTTTACAAAGCTCGTCACTGGCTTTTGTTTTCCATACATTTGGAAATAAGCCATGAACAAGCAAAATGAAAGCAAACTTCCAAGCGTAGAACAAATGTTGGAAATAACTACGACCTACTTCATTAAGGTGTGACATCTCTTGTTAACTCCGCTTGTGGTGTTGATGGAGGTGCGGCTGGCTTTTCAATTGTTTTTAGTTCCTGAGGTGGCTTCATCAACTCTTCAGGTAAATCAATTTTTTCTAGCTTAGGTAATAATCTTGTCATTGTACTACAACCAGCTAACATTAAAGACATAGAAATTACTAGAAGGTATTTCATTGCTTAGCCTCCTTCTTCCAAGGCATATCTGGAAGCTTAATATCAATACCACGCTTCTCATTTTCCTTGTCAATAACATTATTGACTTCAATTAAGTATTTTTGTAGAGAGGTCAATTGCTGGGCATTTTGCAAGCAAATGGAATAGTTTTCTACAACTGTCTGGAGAGCTACATTATCTCTAACAAAAGAGCTTGATCCATCAGAAGCAATGTTCATATCAAGATCAATCTTTGGAGAAGCTGCAGCGTTGTGTGCGTGTACCCAACCATTAGACATATCATACTGTCCAGGTACCGTCTCAGCTGCTGCTTGTACAATCTGTGTTTCCTTTTCCTTAATTCGTGTAACTCTATCAACGTATTCTACCTTCACTACTTCGCGAACCATTGCCTGCTCTTTCTTTAACTGGGCAGCTAAACTTTCTGCCTCATTGGCAGCCCGCTGGATTTCTAGCTCACCAGCCTCTCCACCTTTTTTGAAGCCAGCAGCAAATGCACCAGCAACAATGCCAGCAAACAATAAAATTCTATATGGCAATGGAATCATACTTAGCATAAACTACCTCACTCACACCATGACTTTTTGGCATC